TAGTAGCTAATTTACCACCTTATGCAAATGAGGATGAATACGAAGATTTTACATACGATATAGATTGTGCATTTAAAGAATTTATTGGAAGAAAAGTATATGTAAAAGGAAAAAACCTCACTTGGAGAAACCTAGAAGGAGAAACGACATTTACTCTTAAATGCCCACAAGATATATGGAAAAAAATAACACCAAATACAGATATTAGTTTTGAAATAGAAACTTTAAATGGCAAAAAAGATGAGAACTTATACAAAGCTGTTTGCTTTCATCACGATTGCCCTACAGGAGAGAAGTTTCAAATACAAATATCTAATAAACCTATAGAGGAGGTGTCAGATGAAATATGACATACAAACCCTAGAACATATTTACAAATTACTTACGAAAGAAAATAGTAGTAATGTTAAACATTTCGTTATGCCTTTACTAAAATTTGTAATATGGAGTTTTAAAGAAGAAATAAGGGAGGTGTCAGATGACAATAATAGAAATAATTAGCTACACAATAATAAGTGCAGTTATGTTATACACAATTTATAAAAATGAAACAAACATAGGGGGGAAATAACTATGTCAACATATTACAGACCAACAAGGCCAATACCTTTGGCAGATATAAAGAACAATACATCTTTACAAGAGCAAGGATTTACTGTTGTAGAAAAAGATCGCAAAAGAACTAGATACTTTATTTGTGAAGAACATTGTTTACACTTTGCTACAGACAAGCAAGACAATGTCATTGATCTATTCCGTTATGGTGGCAACGATCCAGACTACATTTTAGATCCTCTTGCAGAAGAATTTAATGTAGATTTTATTTCAGAATACGAAGAAGAGTATGCAGATTATATTCATCCTGATACACCTGTTATAAGCATAGCAATTGGAGATTTAATTGAGGCAAACAAAACATGAGCAACCTATTTATATTTTCTTGTGTTGTTTTATCTTTAATGTATATTTTTTCTAATGGAAACGAGCCAAATAAAAAATAACTATCACATTAAAATAGTGCCATTTGACACAGTAAAGCACGACTTACAACGATATTCAGATATTGAAACAGTTGGCTTTACTGTTGGCTATTTAGTCTATCAAAACAACCAGCACATCAAATCAGCTTGGTTTAAGTCTTATAAGTCTTTATTTAGTGCTTTAGATAACTTCTTGAACAATTAGAAATAATTTGTTATATTCCGAATAAGGCATAGTCTGATTTTATATTTTTACTTTCAATCTCCTCTCCAAAGTTAGTTATGCCTTTTTAATTTCTTCTGTATCCTCTACATCTTCATCTTTATCTTCATCTAGGTTTCTATCAATCCAACCTGCTTCATACAAACTTTCTTCTTCTTTGTCTGTCATTTCATCTATAGCGTCTTGATCTGGTAGCTCCGAAGCCTCATCTTTATTTTCTATACTAGCTTCAACAACATTACCCATGAGCTGTTTTAGTCTGTTTTCTACTTCTTCCCGACTCATTTGATCTACTTTCCCGAACATAACTTCTTTTCTGTCAACGATTAAACCCCCGACTTTTAACAAAGAGTTCTGGGCAGAAATCGCAGCGTTAAATGATCCCGACTCAATGGCCTTGTCCCGAATATCATAAAGATCCTGGACAGCCCGATCATAGTTAAGCTCATACTTCTTCTTCGCCTGGTTCATAAGATAATTATATTCTTTGCGAATAATAGGCTTACTCATAAGTTTATTAGCCATTTGACGAGGACTTGTATACCCAGCTTTGTGGGCACACTCTACTAAAGATAAACGAGGATTATTGACTGCAATCCAAATAAAATTGCGTTGGCGTCTGTTGAGGGAGTTATCAAGGTTGCAATATTCTATGGGAGCTTCTTCTTCTGAAGAAATGATAGGCTCATATTCTAGTTTATTTTTTCTATATCCCATATTTTGCATATTAGAGTAGAGGTAAGTTTTAATAATACCTACCCCCACTTTACCCTAAAGTGTATTGTGAGGATACTTGAGAAGTATAGATCTAGTCAAGTATTTTCTTAATTATTTATACTATTTTAGTTATTCTCTTATGACAAAAATGAAAAAAATACAATAATCCCGAAACCCGCATTCTTATCATGTTTTTAACTGTCATAACATTATGACAATAATAGACAATAATCTATTTGTTGGCTGTTTTGTCAATATATTGAGCTAAAAGCTCATCAATTAACCTAGCAACCTCTTTATCTTCAAACTCTGTGCTTACTTGTGCAATACAAAAACTCAAACTTGCCAGGACGATATTTAAACGATCTTCGCCCCGATAAACCATGTTATCAAACATAGCATCAAGTCTAGCAATAACTTCCTGTAATGTGGGCTTGCCCATCTTGTCTTTGATTTCTACAATTTTTGCCATATCGCATCATAACACGATATTTTGTGAAAAAGAAACCAGGAAATCTATGCATTGTTTTAACAACAAGATAGGAGGACATAGATCTCCCGATTTTTTAAATTTAAAGGTTTTTTAACCTTTCTGGTATGACAACATTCCAATTGCAATCATCACAACAACGCCCATCATTTACAGGCATTGCATTGTTGCCGTGTTGCCAAACCACATCACCATTATCATTTTTTAATGGTTTAATGTATCCATTGCATATACTGCATTTAACTTTCTTTAGTTCAGTTATATTCAAATAGGACACTCCTGACTATGATCTTCATTCCAAAACATCATAATATCTCTTTGTGGATCATAACAAGTCATACCAACATTAATCTTATAATATTTTTTATAAGAACTCACCATTGAATCACTTTTTTTAGAATTGTAATCATCAGCAGCCTGTTCGTATGACAAACGCATCATCATGTATAAATCGCTTGTTTTACTCATATTTTCACCTCTCATCAATAATTATATACGATAATGTTGACATTATACATGGATTTAAGTAATATACAAGTATACATATTTTTTGAGAGGAAAAAAACATGACAAAAAAAACAATTGTGTCTGATATTATTGATGAAATCATCAGTCTTACAACACCAAAATCTAAAGAAGAAATAGAACAACAAATCATGCAAGATAAGATTAACTATCTTATATGGCAAGTCGGAGTTGCAGTCAAAGATCTGCAAGCAGAAGTTGATAAACTTAAAGAAAAAGACAGGGAGGCCTCATGAAGCTACCAGATATGTTAGAGGATCTACCACATAAAAAGGTAGGCGATGCGGTTTACTTTCCAAACATGGACAATAACTTTTATCATAATGGACCAGGCATATCTTCTTCACACATTAGAAGATTTAGCCAAAGTCAGCTTCATGCTTTAGAAGAAGTTATAGAACAGACTCCAGCTATGAACTTTGGATCTGCTGCACATTCATTAGTTGTAGAGGGAGAGGGAGCATTCTTTAGTGATGTAGTCACTATTACAGGATCTCCATATACCAATACCAATAAAGAACTTAAAAAAGAAAGTCTTGCTAAAGGACTTACTGTTATTAATGAAAAAGACAGAGATACCATATATAGCATGGAAAACAGCTTGGTAACGGAAGCGAGAGCTTATCTAAATCCAGATAAAGAGTATCCTAGTGTTTTTGATTCACCCTACGAGGTGTCTATATTCTGGTATGAGCAAGATTTATTGTGTAAGACTAGAGCTGACGTAGTTTTAAACCCATTTGATAAACCACATGGGGAAAATGCCATAGTGCTTGTAGATTATAAAACAACGAGTGATTGTTCCGTCAGGGGTTTTACCAATTCGGTAAGGCGGTATTCGTATGATCTACAAGCTGCATGGTATAAACGTGGCTTTGAACGTGCTGGTTTCCAGGTACATGACTTTGCATTTGTTGCACAAGAAAAGAAACCACCATATGCAAGTAAAGTATTTAAGATGAATCATACCGACATGGAAGTAGGTTGGAACTTCTTAAGTGATTACTTAGAAGAATACAACAAAGTGGTATGGAGTGGTGGCAAACAAGCAACCATATATAACAGCCCTAACGTTGTTAATCTTGATACTGGTAATTTTTATAGAGAGGAACAAAATGAACAAAGCTAAATTAGTAAAATTAAAAAAAGCTAGAGATAAACTAGATGATGCAATTTTGGGATATTGTGATGGGAATGTAGCACAAGAGCTTGACGAGGCATTTGCAATTATAGATGAAGTAATAAAAACAGAGGAACAAAATGAATATACTACAAATGATTAAAGACTATTTAGAGGAAAAGAATAGTAGGAATGAGTTAGTAGATCCTGAAACATTACTTGAAGAAATAGAGGGATGGGAAAGAGATAATGACTAAATGGCATGGTGGTAAAGGCGACAAACCAAGGCCTAAAAACCCAGATAAATGGGATAAAGGTTGGGAAAAAATATTTAACCAAGCCAAGAAAAAAGTTAAAAAGGAAAAACAAAATGAAAACTAGAACACTTACAGGCATAGAACATATTAAAAAATGTACCTCACAAGGAACAGGTGGGCGAGGT